CAGAGTTACGATACCGAGCGTTGGGGACAGTATTTCCGTCCAGCCGGAGTAAATGCTCCTGCAGGTGTTGCAACAAGCACCCCAGCGGTGGACGAAGATGCTCCAGCACCAGCGGCTAAGCCAGCACCTGTTGCCACATCATCCAGTGACTTTGATGATGAGCCAGCAGTGGCATCAGCACCAGTGGAAGCCAAACCTGCTGCTAGTGGTAATGCTCAAGACATCTTGGCCATGATCCGCGCTCGCCAGAAACAGTAAAGATAACCAGAGTGTTGTTAGTAAATTACTACCCATGTAGTTTCGGCGACACTCTGGCATCCATGTTTGCTGGTGTTGGAATACAGCGCAAAAACAATGTGACCGTAAGCCCTGACAGTTTGTTAAAACAGCCAGGGTTTTACACGTTGTCGCAACAAGATAAAATAATTGAATGGAACAAGATTAAACATCATTCAGTGCTGGGCTGTCATAGACAGAGTGGTTTTGATTACAATACCATTGAGCCGGTATCGGTGATCAGCGTCACTATCGCAGATCGTGATTGGTTCTATCAACGCATTAAAAAAATACATTGGGAACAAAATCTTGCACAACCAGAAAATCCTATTTTAAAACGGATCAAAGAACGATTGACAGAAAACGAACTAGATCAACTGATTGAATCTGACTATAGATCTTGGTCTCGAGCAAACATATTGGAATCAGACGACATACTACCGTTTGAATCCTTACTAGACGGATCTGTTGTAGCTTGGGCACGTCAACGACAGTTGACCATTGACCCTGAGTATTTAGAAATTATTCGCGACGAAGTGGCCACCTATCAATGACCCTGTGTGTTAATCCTTTTCGTAATATCAGTTGGACTGCTACCGGGCATGTCACGCCCTGCAACAACATGATAGGTTTTCCAAGATCTCAATCTGTTGTGGCAATGAAACAAACACAAGAATATCAGCAGTTGACCGAAGACAATAACAATGACATTGCCAATATTTTTTGTCAACGCTGTTGGGATAAGGAATCCATTGGGTTGGTAAGCAAACGACAAACAGACAACAGAATAGATCAGATCTATTCTCAGCTGGATCCAGAGTACGTCAAAATTGATGCGGCCATTGGTGATGTGTGCAATGCCGCCTGCAGGATATGCGGTCCTGACAGCAGCACCATGTGGCAAAAAATCGTACCGACATGGTCACAGCCTACGACAGAATCCACCGTGTGGACCGAAGCCATGAACCGTGCCGATCATGTATTGCAGTTGGACTTTGGCGGTGGCGAACCCTGGGCCAATGCTGTACCAGAACAAACAGCACTATTGGAACAAATTATAGCACTGGATCGCCAGGATCTGGTCAAAATACGCTACAATACCAATGGCAGTCTTTGGCCTTCGCGATTGATCGAGCTGTTGCAACAATTCAGACAGGTTGAAATCACCATAAGCCTTGACGACATAGAATCTAGATTTGAATATAACCGGTGGCCCTTAAAGTGGTCGGTGGTCAATGCCAATCTAGATAAATTTTTGCTACTTCAAATCTCTTCCAATGTCAAGATAACTGTGAATTTCACAGTCAGTGTGTTTACTTGGCAACGTGCCCAGGTATTCAAGGACTGGGCCATTGGACGCGGTCTGGGTCAGGTCAATTTTAACATACTGTTGGATCCCTGGATCTATTCTATCAAATCTATACCTGTTGATGTCAAAAATACTTTGCCAACTACAATATTTGATAATATAGTATCTAGCACAGCACACGATGATTGGAAGCAAACATTTTTTAAAGTCACCAATGAGCTGGATCAACAGAGAAACCAATCATTTGTGAAGACTTTTCCAGAACTGGGCAACATATTATGAAGATAGCAATTACCGGACACACAGCCGGCATTGGACAGGCCTTGGCAGAGGAATACCGCTTGGACGGACACCAAGTGGTGGGACTCAGTCAGCGTGAAGGCAACAACATACGCAATACACCTAAGATTTGCGATCAGATTGAACCCTGCGACGTGTTTGTGAACAATGCACAGGCTGGATTTGCACAGACTGAACTGTTGTTTGAGATGGCTCAACGCTGGGCTGGAACCGGTAAACGCATCATAGTTATTAGCACACAAATGACGCAAGACCCAACGGCATTTGACATGTCATTGGACCAGTATAGAATACAAAAATTGGCCCTGGAGCAGGCTGTACAGCAGTTGCGTAACCGTCGACTGGGCGTGAAGATTATCTTGGTAAGACCGGGCAATATAGCCACCACCGCTGACAAAACAGTACCACCGGCTGCTGATGTTAACAACTGGGCCAGGACCTTGCTAGATCTTTGGAACATGGCCGAGCGCAATGGCCTGCGTATTCCAGACATATCGTTGGGGCCAGCATGACACCCAAAGACATGCTGACCAATCCATATTTTTGTCCCATGCCCTGGACCGGGCTCATGTACAACTTTGATGGCACAGTAAAAAACTGTATCCGTAGTGATACCAAAACAGGAGCTTTGGGCAATATCAAGGACCAGCCCATTGAGCAGATCCTATTGGGTACAACCAACGCGACCAAACAACAAAACATAGTCACAGGCAATCCGGCCACTGGTTGTCATACTTGCTATGATCTCGAACATGGCAAGCGCGGATTTGACATTATCAGTGATAGGATTTTCTACATCAAAGAATTCAAACAAACTCCGGTAGATCTATATCAACCAGGACAGCATGATCTACAAACCATTGATGTACGTTGGACCAACACCTGTAATCTGGCCTGTGTGTATTGTAGTCCAGAATTCAGCAGTCGATGGGCCGACGAATTGGGAGTTGTAATAGATCGACCGAGCGATGCTCAACAACAAAACTTTACACAGTATATCTATGAGCATGCCCACGATTTAAAACATGTTTATCTAGCCGGTGGTGAACCATTGTTGATGAAACAAAATCTAGAACTGCTGGCAAAACTTAACCCCGACGTGAATCTTAGGATAAACACTAATCTCAGCAAGGTTGATACTGGGGTGTTTGATCGACTGTGCGAATTTCAAAATGTACATTGGACTGTGAGTGTAGAAAGTTTAGCAGAACAATTTGAGTACATACGCTTTGGAGGATCTTGGTCGGACTTTGGTGAAAATTTGGATCGCATACGTAACCTGGATCATCGAATCAGTTTTAACATGTTGTGGTTCTTATTGAACTATGATACCATATTTGACTGTGTGGATTATTTGAAAGGTCTAGGATTTCACAACAACAGCTTTGTAATTGGTGCCTTGCTTGAACCAGACTACCTAAATATTAGACATTTACCAAATCATGTGTTAAACTTGCTAAAGACTAAATTGGAATCGCGTATTGCCGAACAGCCGGGATACTTGTTGGAAGACAGTTATCGAAACATGTTGCATTACTTACAAGAACCAATTGAACAGAATTTGTCTAGATCTTTTGAGCAGTTGTCTCAGATGGATCAGAGACGTGGAGTAGACAGCAGTGAGATTTTTACAGAATTATACAAACTTAAAGAAGGAAAGTAATCATGGCCAAACCATTTGACGTATCAAAATTCCGCAAGGATATCACCAAAAGCATCGACGGTCTCAGTATTGGATTCAACGATCCCACTGACTGGATTTCAACAGGCAATTATGCCTTGAACTATCTTATCTCGGGCGACTTCAACAAGGGCATTCCCCTTGGCAAGGTCACTGTGTTTGCAGGTGAGTCTGGAGCAGGCAAGAGCTATATCTGCTCAGGCAACATTGCTCGTAACGCACAGCAACAAGGTATCTTTGTTATCTTGATTGACAGTGAAAATGCGCTGGACGAAGATTGGCTCAAGGCCTTGGGTGTTGATACTGACGAAAGCAAGTTACTGAAAATTTCAATGGCCATGATCGATGATGTGGCCAAAACAATTAGCACATTCATGGCCGACTACAAAGCACTTCCAGATGGCGAGCGTCCAAAAGTCATGTTTATCATTGACAGTCTAGGCATGTTGTTGACGCCCACAGACGTGAACCAGTTTGATGCCGGTGAAATGAAAGGTGAT